GTTGTTCTGGTGTAGTGTAAAAATTTAGTCGGCCTTCAAGCGCTTCATGTTTTAGACGTAGCATTTGTAAAGTATCTTCGCCTATTACTAAGTCTTCATTAAATTTAAATTTAGCTGCTTTTTTACTTAGCCATGTAACACGGCAATGTACTTCGTCTGGTTCACTATACTTTTTCTGCTGACTGTAATATTTATGATGTAGGCTTTCAAAGTATTTTGATTTTTCTAAACTTAACTTGTGTGTGTCTTGAAATATTTTACAGTAATTTTGTTTCCCAAGATAGTCATAATCAACATTAAAGTTCTTATATGAAACACATTTTTTTCCGCTATACCTAATAGACCTTTGGTTTATCAAGCATACTGCATCTGGCGGAGAGGGCAGCTTGGCTAAATGTTTGTACATCCAAACTCCATGAGGAGTTAAAAAGTCATCTCCATCTACCATAACACAGTGTTCATTGTCAGACTTTAAAAAAATATCGAGTAAAGAGTTCTTACCTTTTGATGGAGTTCCGTTGCTTTCTGTAACATAGTATTCAATATTATTCTTTTCACAAAAATTTTGAGCTAGTTGACTATACTTTTTATTTAACGTATTTATAATTACTACAGCATCTTTTGGTTCTATATTACTATAATTAGAACTAAAATGTCTTTTTAATGCCTTATAATTAGTAGACGTTAAAATATAAAACTGCACTTAGTCTTCCTTGCTTAAAAGTTTCTGGACTGTAGGCGACTCATAAATTCTAATACCTAACCATACGATAGTAAATAATGACGCAGTGGGCGGAAGCCACGCAGCCAAAGCCATGATGCCTGTTGACGCTGCTGCGATGTCTACTACTTCTTTTCCTTCTTCTACGGTCATTTTTATTATCCTTTTAGAATAGCAACTATCATATAAGTTAATGTTCCCATTACGGGAACTGCAACTAAAGTAACACATATAACAGTAAAAATATTTAATATAAGCTGTTTTGTTTTAGCCAGCTCGTGTTGTTTTTTTCTTTCTTCTCCAGCTCTTTTTCTTTTACAATCAGATTGAAACTGAAGCCAGTCGTCATACATATTTGCACGACCAGCATAAATCATCAGTTCCCGCAGTTCTTCTTCTTGTTGCTTTAAAGTCTCCAAAGCCATGAAAGCTTCCATGTCTGACTTATTGCCGTTTTTATTAGCTTTTTTGGCTATGGAGCTTTTAGAATTAAAGTATGCGCTTGCTTGCTGAGCAACACTTGCTAATTCTTGGCCGTTAGCTATAGTTTTTTTAATAACTGCAAATGCAGCATTAGCTGCGGCTAGTTCTGCAAGCATTTATTTTCCTTTAAGGCGCTGTAGGCCAAGTCACGTTAGTTGGGAAGCCTTCCTGTGTTGATATGTCGCGTAACGCTGTGCGATATGTAGCCCAAGAAGCCTTTGTGCTGTCGTCTAAGGGACTGTCAGGCATCTGTGTCCAGTCAGACTCTACAAGCAGTTCATCACGGTCACGCCTTACTGCTTTAGCTTCTAAAGCTATTTCGTCTGCGGTCAAGTCTCTAACTGTCCAGCCTAGAGTCCACACACCGTCTATCAATGTAGGCGCATCATTGCTTACTGCTTTTTCATCGTGAGCAGCAGAGGGCTTAGTGCTTACAGTTACGCCGTAGACACCGTAGTCAGACAGGTCTAAACCAGCTACTGCATCAGGAAACGATGTGTTTGGATTGTCTTGTTTTAATTGTCTTGTGCTGTACGGAAAAGTAGCTACAGCATCATTTACTATTTTATTCCATTTAATTAAGATGCTATTCCGCCCAATACAATATGACCACCAGCTAAATTTAAAATTGTCCCTGCAATTGTTGCTTCAAGCGTTAAGCTAGTTGGGTCTGAATAATCATAGACGTATACGGTATTGGTTTCACTTCTAGCTTTAGCAAAAACTAACTCCCGCACTGGGTCAACTGCTAGGCTTCTAGAATTACCGCCACCAAGCCCAGTTTCAGAAATAGTGTCTGTAATACTCATAGATGAAGTATTGCTATAATCTACAACCGATAAGCTGTCTAAACATAAACAAAAAAGTAACTCTTTACTTGGGTCAGTTGCAAGTACAGTTGGTTGATTTAAGTTTGTACTGTCAGAAACGCTACTAATAACCGATAAGCTTGCGACATTTGATGTGTTTATTACGGCAACTTTATCATTACTATAGTGGCCAGTAAAAACAAGGTTGTTAGTAGTGTCTACTGCTAATCCCCCAGCGGTGTTCATGTCCCCGCTAGAAATTAAAGTTGTTCTTTCTGACATGCTGGCAGGGTTAGATATATTAATAGATGTGAGTCGCCCTCCTGCTTTCATAAATGCAGTGTCTCTAGCAGTGTCTACAACAATTGAATCGCCAGTATAAGTGGTAGATAAGCTGCTTGTTATAGACAGATTTGTAGGGTCGCTATAATCAACAGCATTGAAGTAGTTGGGGGTCTGACCAGAAACATAAACAATTTCTGTAGTGGGGTCTGCTGCAACCCCTCTTGTAGAATCAAATTTGTCGCTGTCTATAATTGAGTCTGTAATGCTGATATTTGATATGTCGCTAAAATCCACACAGGTTAGTTCGTCAGCAGATAGATTACAGAAAAATGCCAAGTCTCTTGTCGAATCTACAGAACTTGCTCTGGCAAGAGAAAGACTACTATCAACAAGAGTATCCTCAATTGACATATTATTTACATCAGCAACATCTACACCCGTTGCATCGTTAGTCCCCATTACAACGCCTTTAGTAAAATGGCCTGAAGCGGTTTTAGCTTGCAATAACTTTTTAGCTACGCTACTCATTATGCCATCGCCTGTCCAGCCGTGAAGCCGTAGTAAGTTGTACCGCCATCAATAGTATAGAACACAAACACATCTACACCGTTGTTTGTTGCTGTGAGCGTAGGCGCTGTGCCTCCTGCCCAGTCAACACTAGCAGGCCAAGTAATTGTACGGGCTGTAGAGCCTTGAATAATTTTTAACGTAAAGGCCGAAGCATTGCCTGTTGTTGCTGGATTACTAAAGGTATAAGTAGTATTGCCTGTAAGGTCGTGTACAAAGTTTGTAGCAGTAGCAAGGTCAATAGTAGTAGATGTTCCTGTGAGCGTTACAGAGTCTTCTGTAATACCTGCTTTAAACTCAGCAACCCCAGCGGCTGTTATACGCATCGCCAAAACATCGTTAGGTTGAAAATCTATTGTACCGTTAGTACCAGACTCTGTTGCCATGTTTAACTGGAGATTCTGATTACTCCAGTCGATACGAGCTTTTTTAACGCCACTATTATTAAACACTACTCCACTTTCCCCTGTGTCGCTTGCATCTAAAATTATGTCAGCGTCTGCATCTCCAGCACCCGTTGCTTTAACAGTAATTGTAGGGTCTGTAGCAGCAGTAACAGTAAAGTTAGTAGGGGTTAATCGCGCAACTTCAATTTCGTTAACGCCAAATATTAGGTCATGGGTTGCGGAGTTTGTGTATAACTGTGCGCCATCAGCATTTAGCGCGATAGCAAACCCATAGGCATCGCCATCAAGTGATAGCTGACCGTTAGCGGAAGCATCCATATCAATGTCAGTGTTTGCACCAGTCAGATAAATCCTTGCGTCTGTGCCGTTTACTGTTAGCGCCTGAGATGGTGATGCAGTCCCTATGCCCACGTTGCCAGAGGAGTCGATACGCATACGCTCTTCAATTGTAGTATTGTTATAAGCTGACTCTGATTTTGCATTGAATGTAATAACACCACTCCAATCGCTTGAAGAAGCCGCTTGCATACCAATACTGGCTACATAATCTGCTGTTTGTCCACTATCATCACGCATAAAGTAAAAAGGAGTTTCTTGCGATATAGTGCTACTTTTAACTGAAATATTGCCTTCTTGTATTTCTAACTTTTCACTAGGCGATGCACTGCCTATGCCCACACGATTGTTTGTGGAGTCAACTGCGAGGGTGTCGGTGTCTACAGTAAGGCCAGCAAAGGCAGGGCTGTCTGTAGTGGCTACGCCTTGATTCAATGCCTTAACAGACGCAATAGCTGTTAGCTCGCTGTCCATCAAAGCACCGGCAGCAGTTACGTTAGTTGCGTCTGTAACATCTGCACTGGCCTCGATACCGTCTAGCTTAGTTCCGTCAGTAGCTACATCGCGTCCGTCAAAGGTACTATTAGTTGTTATAGCTCCGGTCATAGCACCGCCGGCTTTAGGAAGCGCCGCATTTGCAGTAGTTGTAGTGGTAGTTAGTACGCCATCTCTTGCTGCAATATCAACACCATCAACCGTACCGCCTGCTACGATGTTACCTGAGACATCTAAAATGCCATTTACATCAACTGTAGTAGCGGCTATCTGTATTTCTGTATCCGCAACGATGTCTAGTTGGCCATCTGCGCTAGAGTTAATGTACAAACCTGTGTCACGGAACTGAATTTTAGTGTCGGTAGTTGTAGTATTCCCAATAGCTAATGTTTGTTGAAGGGTTTCACCGCCTCCGCCTCCGCCGATATTAGCATCTACATAAGCTTTTGTAGCTACGTCCTGAGCAGCGGTTGGGTCGCCTGCTCCAGTAATTTTGGAGGTTCCCATTGCTATTGCACCCGACATGGTTCCACCAGACTTTGGAAGTGCCGCAGCAGCTAGAGTACCTTGAGCAGCCGTAGCATAATCAGAAGAGTCAAAGGCTTTAACTTGTGCAAGGTTAGTGACTTCAGAATCCATTAGTGCGCCAGCGGCTGTTACGTTAGTAGCATCAGTAACGTCCGCACTAGCTTCGATACCATCGAGCTTAGTTCCGTCAGTAGCAACATCACGACCATCAAAGGTGCTATTAGTTGTAATAGCTCCAGTCATAGCACCACCAGACTTGGGTAGTGCAGCGTCTGCTGTAGTGCCTTGGGCTGCTGTAGCGTAATCTGAAGAATCAAAAGCCTTAACCTGTGCTAGGTTAGTTACTTCAGAATCCATTAGTGCGCCAGCGGCGGTGACGTTTGTTGTATCTGTAACGTCTGCGGAAGCTTCAATCGCATTGAGCTTTGTGTGGTCAGCGTCTGTGAACACATTAGAATCTGTAGCAGCTTCTACGGCTGCGCGAATCTCTGCGTCTGTTTGGTCTGCGGTGGCAGAAGCTTCAATGCCGTCTAGTTTAGTACCGTCAGCAGCTACATCACGACCATCTACAGTTCCTGCTACTACAATGTTATTAGTTACAGTTACACTATCAACAAAGGCATCTTTAAATCTTACAGAAGTTGTGCCGAGGTCTACATCACTATCTGTGACCGGAACAATAGCTCCGTCTTGAATACGTACCTGCTCTACAGGAGCGCCACCAACCTCGGAGTAAAACTCAATACGATTGTTAGTTGCGCTAACTTCTATTTTGTTTTTAAAATCTTGGTCGCCTATCTTTGCAATTGCGCCGCCTTGTCCTGCACTTCCGTCATGTGTGTGGCCGGTAGTTCCAGTAGTAGCATATGCAAAAGCATTTACAATCTGGTTGTATTCGCTATTAAAAAGCGAAGCAGCGATTAAATTACCGTCTGCTATTGTACTTTGTCGTGTATAACTTGTTCCTGCCATCTGGGTTATCTCCTGCCTGCTGGGACGTAATTTAAGTATAGGCCATTAATTGTGTAAGCTGAAAGTTGGTCATCGGTGCGTATTGTGTAGTTGCTTGTGTAGCAGCTTCCTTGGATTGGCTGACGTAATAAAGGATTATCAACAGCACCAAAAAAAGCCTCTCCAAAAACAGCAGTGCCAAAAGTTGCACCACTTCTTATTTCATCTAGTGTGTAAGTAGGCGGCTGTTGCACCAAACTATCTTCAAAATCAAATTTAACTTCTAATGTAGGCTGTGCGTAACCCCCTGCGTTTTTATCTGGAGTTACAGAAATCTTTGCGTATTGTAAAGTCTTTCGTGTACCCATGTCTCCAAAATCTAAGTAAGGAGTTTCATAAACTGCTTTTACATTAGCATCAGAACCAAGATATGAAAACACAGTTCCAGTATCGTGATTATAAATATAACCGTCATTGTCGCCGTGAACAATTTGTTCTACACCGTTAATTAAAAATCCACTATCAACTGCGGGAGCTTCAATGCCTTCTGTTTCTGACCACTCAAAACCTTGGCCTGTGAATGTACCTATGATACCTTTAGATATGTTGGCTGCTTCAGTGGAGTCGTTGTAGTACAAGCGGTACTGTGACTTAGAGCGCAACACAACGCTAGAAATTGTATATGTGTTTATTTTATTTGAAAGACGAGTAAGAATACTTTGGATGTTGCGGCTTACAGAGGTCAACTCAACATCGCCAATACGAGCAGTACCTGCAAGTGTTCTAACGCCGTCTGGACTTAGAAACACTAAATCACCCCCAATTTCTTGGACACTGTTTCCGTCTAGACAACCTACGTTTTTTGTAATAGGAATTACAGCCGTGGTTGCATCATTAGATTCAATGTTTACTAATCTATAAATACTGTTTTGACAGAATACAATACAATCGCCACGAAAGCTTTTTAGTCCTACTACTTTATCGGCTAGTCTTACTTGACCTGCGCCTGTGCCAGTAAAATTATCTATTTCATGGAGGTGGCTGTAATATACTTGGTTAGGGTTTTCGCTAGTTCCTGAAACTACAGAGTGGTTTCCGTGGATTGTTGCGATTGATGGAGTCTCAGTACTTTCTACCGTTACTGCACTAGAATAAAATGTACGAGTATTTAAGTCGCCTGTCCCTGTCATGTAAAAATAATAAGGAAGGTTTGCGCCATCACAAATTAATAGTTCACCATATGTTGATTTACTGCCTTCATAAAAGGCTATAGATGTGTGGTTTTGACCTGTTCGAGCTAAAACTGAGCGACCTGTAAAGGTTGCGTAGTTATCACCACTGGAGTGTACGCTTGCCCTATTAATTTGAAGCCACGTAGCTCCATCGTTACTAAAGAAAATGTCTGTGCCGCTACATACAACTACGCCGTCTGCATACGTTTTAATACCTAAAACACTATTTGCAGCATTAGGTCGAGCCGCTGAGTCGCCACCATAAGGCGTAAAGCCGTTTACTCTGCGATAGCCGCCGTCAGGGTCAACCTCAAAATTACGCAAGTCTGTTGCGATTCCGGGCTGACGAAGCATTTCTATTTCACTTAGGTTGGTATTTAAACCACCCTTAGAAGAGAAACCAAAAGGTTGTGAAGCTGCCATATTATACGAGTCTCACTCTGTCGTCAGTCATGTAAAACGGAGTAGGCTCAATAAGATTTGAGCGCATACTGCGTAATCCCCTTTTATAATCATCTGCTGCAAATGAAGCAGCTTGTGGATTATCTTTAAACTGGTGAATAAAGTATCTTGCGCGAGCTAAAAGCACAGTAGTATACATTTCTGGAAACACTATTTCATCATTATAGTTTGTAAATTTTGTTGGCAGATTCCAAGCATAAAACCAAACACGATATACTTTGTCGGGTATTGGGCTTAATCCAAACTTACGTGCATCAGGGCTTCTAATTACACGGTCAGGTTCTCCGTATGATTGTGTATCTGCGTCATCTAAGTTTTCTCCAACACGCCGGAAACTTTTCCATTCTTCCGTGGTGGTAAAACGCAAGTTTTGTCCTACATAGGGTGCAGTTTCGCCTGACACGCCTACTGTAGTTACATAAAAGTTATCCCAGTCAATTGAACCGTAGTCATCTTTGATGGAATCACTTGAAGCTTTTAATTCGTAATATCGTTGACCTACAACTGTTTCTACATATACGTTGCCGTACATGGGGTCAACTTCTCCGCTTTCTCCTGCGGAAAGGAAAGGCCACTGAGGTTCTTGATTAATAATATCAAAGTATGCTTTATTTACAGCATCTTTAACATGGCCTTGAACACCTACTGCTGAAGCAAAATTCGAGGAAGTCAAAGTAACTTCATTCAGTTCTCTAAGAAGTTCATTGGTTAAGTCTAAGTAGGATGTTGCCATAGGTTCTCTTGCCTTTTAATTTGTTAAAGATTGGGGGCCTTTTACAGCCCCCGCACTTATTTAGATACAACTTAGTCTGTTACGTAGAACGCACCAACAAGTGCTTCAGGTCGCATAACCTTAACACCGAATACGTGCAGACCACGGCAGATGTCACCAAAGCTGTCTGGGTCACGGATGACCTCAGTGCTAGTGATAGTCTGTGCAGTACAGATAGCTGACATGTGACCAGCCAGTACCTTACCAGTAGCGTTATCGGTATCAGCAATGTTGTTAGACTTGTACATGCTAAAGCCACGCAGCTTACCAGAAGTAACGAGACCGTTACGAATGGAGCCTGTGCCAGCATTAAAGTCAACAGACAGAAGCTTAGAGCCAGACTGAGACAATTGCTCATAGAAGTCTGGAGAAGCTACAAACCAACGACCTTCTTCGGGTACGTTCTGGTCGTCAAGCAGGCGAGCCATACGAGCCAGAAGGTCGAGTGGGTCAACACCAGTGCCGTCAGAACCAGTCAGGTCTACTGAGTTAGTAGCATGAGCCATGGTTGCATCGGCAGTTGCACTGTCAGAACCAATAACGTGGTCTGGGCTAGAAGCAGAAAGACCTGCGAAAGCAGCAACGAGTACAGCAGCATCAAATGCGTCACGCAGAGCGTAAGCAGCAGATGAAGCAGCAACTTCTTTGAAGTTTACGTGAGACATAGAAGTTTCGATGTCGTCTACGATGAACTTGAAAGCATTGGCTGAATCAACAACCAGACTAATTTCTTGGTCGGTTAGCTTAGTAGCAGTAGTATCGCTACCACGAGTGTAAGCGCTAACGCTAATTACTGGCTCTTTAATGATTCGTACAGAATCACCGAAGGCAGAGATTTCACCTTCATAGTCAGTGTTAGTAATCGCTTCTGCAACCGATGCTTTACGGAAGAAGTTAAGAACCTTCTTCGAGTAAATAGCTGGCAAGAAGAACGAGTTAGTCTGTCCAGAGACAGAGTTTGCGAAGTTAGCGTTTGTATCTGTTGAGGGTTCAAAATATTGAGCCATGATTATGTTTCCTTATTATTTAAAGACATTGTAAATTAAGCTACTACTCTGCCTTCCATAATGGCTGAATCAATTTCTTTTTCATACTTATCGTAATCAGCCATAGACAGGGCAGCAATCTCCCGTTGTGACCATACTTTTGCTTCTTTAGCGTCAACAGTAGTTGTTTTAGTTGATACCATATCAGCCGCTGAAGCTTTGGTCGAAGTTTGTGACTGTTGCGAAGTACCTTGAGAAACTTGGATACCGCTTTCTAATTTATATAAATCAATAGCTTTGACTGCCAAATCTACGTTGTTTGGATTATTATACACCCAGTCTTGAATAGCTTCCGGCTGTGACTTAGCCCACGAATGGAACTCATCACTTTTGCGAATGTCTGCAAAGTCAGGATGTGCAGAGTAAAGAGTTTGTTCTGCTTCTTTACGTGCAATCTTGGCTTCACGTTCTTCAAGTGCTGAGAGCCTGTCATCAGTCTCTACAGCGGGTGCTGTTTCTACATACTCGTCCTGAACTTGTTCTGCTTCTACTGCATCCTCGTGACGAACTGCCTGTTCAACTTGCTGTGTCATTCGAGCTTCGGCTTGAAGTTCTTGTTCTTTCTGTTTAAACTCGTTAATCTTAGTATCGTAGTGTTTCTTTAAATCATCGTATCGCTTTTTATAATTAGCGTTTTCTTCATCAGGGGCTGCTTTAGAGGTGGCCTGACTAGGTTCATGATAAACTCCATCAGCACTTTGAAAAGGAGCGTCTTTTTCGCCGCCATAGTCTTTTCTCATGTTGTAGGGGTTTGCCGTTTCTTCTTGTTGTACTTCTTGTACTTCACTCATCGTCACTACTCCTTTTGGGGCTTGTCGTCTTTTCAAGGTAGCTATTCGGCTCGCGACTGCTGAATAGGGCTTGATACTACAAGGTGGCCTCTAGGTTAAAATTAAAAGTGATAAGGGGCCTTTCGGGTGGCCTTATCGTCTGCGTACACTGGGCATTGCATTAGCGCCTAACATTTGGTCATGGACTTCCTTATCAGGGTCTTCCATTTCCTCGTTAGTCAATATGCTACCACCCATGTACTTTTTCATTAAACCGCCATCGTAAGCACGTTCAGCATCATCCATCATAGACTGAAGCTTATCCGTACCTATCTGGTCAGTTGCTTTTCTGGTGAAAACAAATTCACCATCCGACAACCTTGCGGGTATCGAATCTGATGTGCCAGTTCCGGGGCCTTCTACAGCGCCTTCACCAGCAAATTCTCCAGCAATATCCATGACCTTATCAAAGATAGTGCCTAGTCGCTCATCGCCTTCTAGGGCATTGAGCAAGTAATCTTGGTCTTCTGGAGTAAGGGCTTCGTCTAACACAAAGCCTGCGTACTCGTCTTCCATCTCATCGTCTGGTAGCTGTGAAGCTTTTACAGCAGCCATTTCTTCGGGTGGAATGTTATCATATGTATCTACTGGCATGTCGGGAGCCATTAACGAACCGCCCTCCGCAAAACCGGAAGTATTAGAAATAGGTGCGTTGTTCGCAGCAGAAATAGGGTCTGGGCCTTCGAGGGCAGAGATGTTTGCTTCTTCTTGTTGGCCTTGAGGAGCTGTAGTAGTTCCTCCGGTGTCTTTGCCTTCACTCAGTAATACGTCAAGCATGCCCGCAGAAGTATCGCCTTTACCTGCTGATTCAATCTGGGTTTTTACTTGTTTAAGCATTCCACCAAGGAATTTACCTTCTCGACTTTCATTTTGCTCGTCCATTTTCATAAGTGCTTCAGCTCTGTCTCTGCCTGAGAAAGAGTCTTCTACTTGTTGCCAACGCTCGTAGATTAGCATTTTATCTTCTTTTGTTTCAGCTTTATCCATAGACTTTTGCATTTTACCGTATAGGCTAATGTACTTATCTACATCGGATACTTCGCCGCCTTCATTTTTTTCTACACGCTCTTCTGAGCTTGCAAAGCTAGTAAGCTTTTTGAAATCATCTGTAGACAACAAAGGTTTAGACTCTTCGTCAATCTGTGTGCGATGGAGGTCAGTAATGAATTCAGCGATAGATTGCTTAGACTCTACAATAGGGGAATCAGCAACAGCGCTTAAAGATTCCATGATATACGCTTTGTCCATCTTTTTGTTGCCGCCTTGGAACTTAAAAGAGTTTACAAGTTTTGTAGTGTCTTTTAAATTCTCTGCTGCAACTTTAGGAGCTTCAGACTCTGCGCTTCCCTGTACCTTAGATACGGCCTCTGCCATTTCTTCGACTTCTTTTGGCATAGCAGGTTCAGGGTTACGCGCAGCTACAACATCTTTACGGGCTTCAGACAATAAAGAATCTGCGCCCTCTGCTGCTGCCTGAGCTACTGAGCCTACTGCGTATTTTAATTTAGGTACTTTTTTCATTATTTTTCCTCTACTCTTTGACGGGCTTCTATTGCCTGTTCTTTTAACTTCATTAGGTTAGCCAGTGAACTCGCTTTCCCCTGCCTGCGGTACAGACCCAGTTCCGATGTTTCCACCGCCAGTGCCTGTAGCTCCAAGTTCCGTAGGTTGTTGAGGTGCTCCTTCAGGGCCTCCCATAGCTCCGGGTTGTTGACCAGCGGCCCCAGCCGTCCCGCCATCTCCTTGTCCAACATTTTGTGCTCCTATGATTTGTGCCATGATTGCTGCTTCTTCAGGGTCGTTAAGAATCTCATCAGGGTCGAGGTCAAGGCTATAAGCCAACTCACTTACAATCTTAGAGATTTTAACAAACGGTGCAATAGCAGGATTCTGTGCAGTTTGTAGGAACATGGTTAGTCGCTGGCTGCGTACTTCTTTTTGCATCAAGCTGTTTGTACCCATAGCACGAACTTCGAGGTCGCCCTGAATAGCAAGCTGCCCTTCAAAGAACTGCATGTTCCATTGGTAGTATGCTTCGCCAAGAGGCTTTAGCAAGAAGTCATCAATGTTCTTGATAACTGTTTTAATGTTTAGTGACGCTGCACCCAACAACATAGACATGCCAGACGCAGTTCTTGTCATGCTTTGTACGCCTGTCTGACCATGCGAGTAGCTTGGGATGCCTGTTTGTTCGTCAGCCAACTGTCGGAATTTGTCGAACATCATCATATTTTCTTGAGAAGTGTTCGGAAATTTGACACCGTGGATAGCCTGTCCGGGCATTCCAGCCTGACGGCGAAATACTTTTCCGGGATATATATCCATAGACTGACCGCCTACTAGGGCTGATTCATCTACGTCAAATACCAAGCTACCTGCTAATGCAAGGTTATCAATAGCCATACGTGCATGGCCGTTCATGATTTGTTGAGAGTCGTCCATATTCTCTGCAACGCCAATACCAAAGAAAGAATAAGGATTACGTTCGTAAGGAAAGGCGTTGTACGGAAGTCTATAAGGAGTAAAAGGATTAACAACCCCACGAAGGAGCTTTCCATTACTAACCCAAGCATTAACCTGAACTTCATCTAAGTCATCAACCTCGTCAGGCAATTCCATCCCGACTTCTCTTGCGTACTCCGCATCCATGATTCCCCAATACTCTAACACCTCAAATTGTCCAGAACCGTAGTCTTCTGTGCGCTGGTCGTCTTTTAACTCATGCTCATAGTCTTTTTCTGTGTAGTTAGGCCCCATCTGGAGACAACCACGAATAGCATCTTTGTTAAAGAACGGCATCTTGCTTAACGCTCTAAGCTGCGATTTGTTCATTCTGTGTCGGTGTACGATATATTCACAATCATCAATTGATGTTGCGGAGGGGTCTGGGAAGAAATCCCAAATACTTACAAACTCAATGCGAGGCACACGTACATTAAGGGGTTCGTATACACGCTCGCCTTCTTCGTCTACTGTCCAACGGCTCAGCGTCTTGTTGTAGTTGAATGGGCCTTTTACGATTCCCGTACCAAACAGAGCAGATTCGAGAAGAGCATTACGCAGTTCGCTTGAACCGCCTGACTCTTCAATCTGGTCATGGATTAGTACCTGCATATTTCGTGCCGCTTCCTTAGCAGGAGAGCGTTCTAGTGCTTGTGGGTTTGGTGAAGCACCTTCGGCAAAAGTTATTCCTGCTTCTTCGATGGCTTCGGACAGCACATCTTTTGTG